GTTTCCCCCTACCCAAATAAATATCTTGAGGTAAAGGAAATAATTTATCTGGTGTAATCATTTGACCTTTTTTATTACAATTTACATTAAAAAGCATAGCAGCTAAATATCTAGTTTGCTCCCAAGTTATATTACTTTTAATCATATGTGATTCACCAAGTAAATGATTTTCTTTCCAAGTGTTTTTCCAAAAAGAATCTGGAGTTATGCCAACCTGACCAATATAAAAATCTAATAGAGAATCCCAATCAAGTTGGCTACTTACTTTCCCTCTTTTGTTGGTTTAGTAGTTTTTTTGATATTTCTAGCAACACCCATATTGAGATCATTCCCTAATATTCTTGATTCCATCATTGAACTTATTACATCAGTAAAAGTTTCAGTTTTTACATCTTCAAGCCACATTCCAACTTTAAAAATATTATAATCAATTTTATTGCCTTGCTCTTGATCATTAGCTAATAAACCACTATATATTAAAGCTCTTATTGTGCTTAATGAAATTCCATCATTAAATACATCACCAATTTTATCAATTGGTATATTTAATTCATCAGTAAAGTTTGACCAGAAATTCATTGAAAAATGCATAGTTCGCATTTTGCCACCTATTTTTAAGGTATAGTAACCTCTTTTTTTGTTTGCCATATTTATATATTTATAGGGGTATAGTTTCCTTAATCCATACCCCTTTTATTTTTATTAAGAATTACTAACTATTAATTAGTTGTTTTAGTAATTGCACCATTTACAGTAATTGAACCACTATAAGTTGCTGGAGATTCCATTTCAGCACTCATCTCAACTGAGCTTAAGAAACCTGATCCTGAATACACAGCATCGCCAGTTTCAGCAGTTCCAAATTCCCATGATACAGCTGTTCTAGCAATTAAAATATCAGCAAAATCAACTGGATTTGCATTGTCATCATAAGCAATTAATCCCTCAAAAGAAATCTCACCACTTTTTACACCAGCAATAACTTCTTGAAACCCATTGCTATCTTTTGTAGTTGCCTCAGGCAAATCATTTGATAGTGTAAGAGTACAAGATGTTGAGTGTCCAATAGTAGTAGATGTTGCTATTGATGATCCATCTGTTAATTTAAGTAGTAAATCTGTTCCATTAAATACGCCTGTTGTAGCCATTTATATATTTTTTAATTATTAATCTATGACAAATATACAAATAAAAAAATTATACATCTTCCCAGTTATCTGATATATCCTCCCACTTTTCAAAGATGTTTTCCCAAGTTCTACCCTCACTAGGATCAGTTATAGTAAAAACACCAGTAAGGTTTATTTCTAAATTAAAACTAGTAGCAGTTTCAAACTCAGCTGTCTCATCTACTGAATTGATAAACCCCTCACCTCTAACAATTAATTTAGGATTTACATTGTCTTTAAAAACAAAAGTTGCCTTTTCTTTAGTTAGCACCATGTCAGCTAACTGCTCAAAATTTAATGAATCAGAATAATCAGTTAAACATTCACAACTAATTGTTCCAGATTTAACACCTGGTATAACCTCTTGCCACCCTAAACTTTCTTTAGTTGTAGCATCTGGTAAATCTACATTAATGTTAAAACTAGTGCTTTTAGAATGCCCTACAACTGTTGTATCTTTTAATAACAGAAAACTAGTGGCATTTATAACTGCCATTTTATTCTTCTTCTAAAGGAGTGATTTCGCCAGTATCAATATTTAAAGAACCCTTACCATATTTATCTTCAATCTCTTTAACTTTGTCTTGTTGCTCTTTAATTGATTCTTTGTGTAAATTAACAAGATCATCAATTGAATTATATGCAACTACTCTTGCACCTATTTCAATAAGAATTTGATTTGGCTTTGAAATTGTTTCTTTGAGTTCTTGTAACTCTTTTTCTTCTAGTTTGCTCATTATGTATTTATTTAATTATTAATCCCATTCAGGTTGTAGATGTTCATCAACTGGATTTTTTTGTAATTCAATTTGCTCATCTAAATTAGTTTTCATGCCTTCAACATCCAATCCAGCTTCAAGCCATCCAACAACATCTTCTTTTGTTAAATCTTCATAAGGTATAAAGTTTTCTGGATCATATTCAACACCAAACACACCAATTATGTCTATCGTTATTGGATTTTGTTCATCAGAATTATCTTCTCCAACATATCTCCAATGAATGTTATAGATAACATTGTCTAAATCATTTAATTTAATTTTTGCATCAAGCTGTAATATTTTCCATTTATATGTATTAGCCATAATTTATTTTTTTACAAATTTAAGTATTTTTTATTTATTTATTACCATCTATTTATAATGTTAGCTGTCCAACCATGATTATTACTATGCCATCCTGAGAATGATATTCTTATTACATTAGTTGAGCTAGATGGTAATGATACAGTTACTCCAGCACCACTCGAAGATCCACTCCACGCTATTTGTCTGTATGTAACGCTACCAGTTCCAATTGCACCAGCACCAGTTCCATTATTATTCCAGTGTATATAACCAGCATTAAATCTTGTTTGCCATCCATTAACCTCTAATAATACATATCCACCACTTTTACTTTGTCCAAATTCAGCAACTGGGTCAAAATCATAATATCCAGATGCACCCTGATAAGAAATAGATTTACTTCTAGGTACATTGACTGCACTTCCATTATCAGTTTCAGCTTTTATTCTACCTTTTACATCTAAAATCTCATAAGGTTGTGAGCCACTACCAGTTAATTGCATTGCTACACTTGTATTTCTATACCATTTATAATTACATTGATCTGAACCAGAATAAAACTCAATACCTTGTACTAAAGATGTGCCTGATTGCCCTATTTGTATTATATCATTAGTTTTACCAATTAACTTTCTAGCATATTGTGAGCTATCTCTTGTGTAAATCCAATCTTCCTCATCAACTACAAAAGCAGCATTAGTTACAGTATCAGTTCCAGCATTAAATGTACCTCCAGAAGAATATGTAGCTCCATTAACTGCTAATTTTGCAAATGTTAAATTAGTTATTCCTAAACCAAGATGACCATTAGAATTTAATGTCATTAATAAACCACCACCAGTGTGATTCCAAGTATATGAGGAAACACTTGTATTAAAAAATGCTTCAGCACTAGCATTAGTGCCAATCCCAAATCTAGCATAACCATTATTTTGTGATTTTGCTTCATAATATGCTTGATAACTAGCATTGTCTTGTTCTATTAAATTAACTAGATTAGTAGCACTATCTTGTTTTATATGTAAAATATGAGATGGTTCACCACCTATACCAATTAACCCAGCTCTTGTAATAGCCATTTTTTCAGAATAAGTAGTGCCATTGTATGTACCAAAACTTAATCTACCATAATTGTTGTGATCACTAAAATATACATTATGTTCATAAGGTGCACCACTCATATCAGTTCCTAACCCCATCCATGCATTAGCATCAGCATCTAATCCATAAGTTTGTAATCTTGGTCCACCATAATAAGCTCCACCAATCATAATTGCTGGTGATGCTTGACTAGATTTCTGAACTTGTAAATTATATGTTGGATCTGTTTTTATTCCTACTTTTCCATTGCTAGTTATGACCATTTGCTCTGTTAAAGTACCTGAGTTATTTGTTGAAAAAGTTAATTTTGCATCTCTTGCTGATACATCTGTCCATATACTTTTAATTGATGTACCATAAACAGACGTTGTTCCAGTATAATAACCACCCATATTTATCATGGCAAAATTATCACCATCAGCTGGAGATGATGTAAAATGTAGTAAATCCATTTGAGCACCACCTACACCAGTGTTTGTTGATTCTACTCTTATAGCATCCCCAGTTCCATTTATTGTTAATAAACCAGCTGGGTTAGTTGAGTTTATACCTACCCTACCATTGCCTGTATAAACCATTTGACTGGTAAAATTACCACTACTATTATAAGCTTCAATACTTAAATAATTTAAACTAGAAGAAGGGCCATTAATTTGAATTGCTGAAGAATTAGAATCATATATTGCACCAGTTGCTGTATTTCTATTAAATCCAATCCTACCACTATTAGCATTTTGAATTTTTAAATTTCCAATTTTAACACTCCCTGATACTTCAAGTTTTTCAGCAGCAGAAGTAGTTCCGATTCCTAAGTTTCCTTGTAAATAATTTTTATCGCCTTGAACATAGATACCCCAAGCATTAGCACTTTTAGTTCCAGTATAAGTTCCATAAAACAAATATGAATTTGAAATGGTAGGTACTGCACCTTCATTGTTGTCAATAATTATTCTAGTACCAATTATATTATCATAAGTTAATGCAGTTTGTTCATCTATTTGTACTTCTCCATATATCGCAGTAGCATTATCCACATTTGCATCTCTATTATTTGCAATAAAAACTTGACCATGTAAACCATAAGCATTATCAACATCACCATCATCTTGTACTTGTGCTACACCTCTAGTTCCATACAAATTAGAAACACCACCACTTGCACTATTCGCATCATGTGTTGCTATACCATATGCTCCAACAACTTCAGCAGTTTTAGCACCAGTATAATTCGATTCAGCATAAAAATAACCACCTCTTACTATATCAGCAAAACCACTATTTCTAGTATCTGATTTAATACCAATAATTCTGTGTTCATTAGTAGCATCACCATTAGCTGATGAATCTAAATCTATTCTTATTCCAGTTTGTTCTATATCTGTTGCATTAGATTTTGTTCCTGAGTAATTAGCATCAACAAATATTGCGTCTGATCCAGTATCAGGATCATTTCTAGTATGTGAAACATTTACTGTTCTTGCAGTATCTCCATTTCCACTAGATACATGCAATTTATGACTAGGAGAAGTGTCATTAATACCTACGTTGCCTGAAGAGTTGATAGTCATTTTGGTACTGCCATTAAAATCAAAATTTAACAGATTAACTGGTGAATATCCAACGTCCCAATAATTACCTAAAGTATCACTTGCATTCGACTCTGCAAACCTTATAGTTGACGTTGCGGTCGAGGAAGAGGTATCAGAATCTCTTATAGTTAAAATAGGATTGTTTCCTACAATTTCTAATTTAGTATCAGGGGAAGTTGTTCCAATTCCTACGTTTCCAGAACTGTCTATTATCATATCTGGTGTATCAGCAGTAGTTTCAAAATGAATTTCTTTATTAGCACTACCTTGAATTACAATAGCGCCTGATGTTCCTTTTGTTGTGTCATATTCATAAACTGCTCTACCCCCTGATAATTCTATTTTTCTTGTAGCATTTGTATTTGCACCTACATTAACATCTCCTGTAAAAGTTCCACCACCTGTAACAGTAACACCTGTATTTGTTGTTTCAAACTTTTTCGAGTTGTTATAGTATAAATCTACACTTCCATTATTTGTAAAAGTTGCTGCTGTTTTTGCTGTTGCATTAGTAGAAATTATAACTTGAGTTCCATTTGTATCAAGATATAAATTACCAGTACCAAGCTCTCTTATATAACTATTACTACCATCGTGGTATATTTCTAAATCTGGAGTTGTTAAATCACCAAAATAGAGTTTATCATTATCTCCAAAATATGCATTACTTGTAAAATAAACATTACTTAAAAACTTTGATACTCCATCTATAAACAATTGACTAGCTGTAGAATCCCACTTAATACTAGCATCATTTGCTGTGTCGTTACCAAAGTATAGTTTTAAATTATCTACAATGTGTGGTGACCTTCCAAATGGCACTGTGTTTGTCGAGCCATCTAACCTAAAGTATTCAATTACATCACCAGAACCATTGTCAGTTCTAAATATAATATCTTCATCATCTGCATAATTAGTTATATATAAACTACCATTATGGTTTTCAATGTTACCATTGCCTGATGTCGAATTATGGTATAATCTTATGTCATTATTTTCACCTAAACGTAATTCTACATTATCATTAAATCTCATTAATCTATTTACATAGATTCTTTCATCATCACCATTAATTTCTATATAGGTTGCATTACCTCCAGAGCCATCATCTGCTTGAAAATACATAGCAGAATTATTTGCTTCTGCTCTAAAATACATACTACCAATCTCACCATCTATAAATGAATTACTACCATTATGCTGTATTCTTAATCCAATAGAATCACCCATTCTTATTTGGTCACCATTTCTAAAATAAAAATCAGCACCATCAATAGTAATATTTCTAGTTAAAAGGTTAGGAACATCATTTGCCCTACCAGCACCAAATACTTTTATTAATCCATTACTTGCATGAGATTTTATTACAATAGCAATCTTTTGTACTTCTTCAGTTGTTGCAATTGGTTTAGTAGCTGTAAATTGGCCAGCAGTTGCAGAAACATATAACTCATCACCGACACTAAAAGCAGATGTATCAATGCCTTGTACAGTACCAAACATTACTGCCTTACCCTCATCATCATCTAATAATGCCTCATTTAAAACACCTATTGCTGGCATTCTACCACTATTAGCATCTGCTGCAACAACCTCAATGACATTACCACTTAATGTTCCAGTTGGTTCAGCATGAACAACAGTACCTTTTGCTAAAGTAGCACCATGAACATTTTTAACATCAACCTCTAATCTTTTAGCTGTGTCTGCTTCAAAATCAATCCAGTTAGTACCAGTTCCAGTAGATGATAATAACTGTCCACTTGTACCAGCATCACCATCAGAATCTTTTATAGCACCTACAACAGCTAAGTTATCAAGGAATTTTGATTCGCCATCAATAAATAGCTCATTTGCTGTTGAATCCCATTTTATACTTGCATCGTTAGCAGTTTCATTTCCGAAATATAATTTGACATTATCGACAATGTGAGGTGATCTACCAAAAGGAATAGTATTTGTTGAACCATCAACTCTAAAATATTCTATAGTGTCTCCACTACCATTATCTGATTTAAATACTATATCTGCGGCATCTGTAGTTTGTTCTATAATTAAATTACCTTTTTCGTTTTTAATATAGCCATCAGTGTCATCGTGATATATTTGTAAATCAGAATCAGTACCAAAATTTATTTTTTGGTCATCTGCCATTATAATATCATTAGCACCTGAGGTATTACCAACCCCTAAAACATTACTTAATGATTGTGCTGGTATTAAATTATCATCTACATATTTTTTAGATGCTGCGTGAGCATCTGCTGTTGGTGTTTCTGGAATAGTGACATTATTAGCAAAAGTTGCATTTTGTGACTCATCAATAGTTAATGCTGTTGTTAATGTACCAGAATTATCTGTTTGTAATTCTATTCTTGATGGATAATCATCTGCACTCCATCCACTTACTGCTGTAATTTTTATAGCAGCACCATCATTAAAAGTTCCATCAGTTGGATCATCGCCAGAAAAATGTAGTGTACCAATATGATTACCAGTACCAATAGTTGTGTCATTTCTTTCTAAATAAATATGTCCACCAGTTGTTGTTCTTGTTCTAAATTTTTGATTTGCTACAATTGAACTTGAGTAAAGCTCCATTATTTGTGGTGTATCAACTGCATCTCCACTTGTTACATCATCTTTTAATTCAAAAGTCATTTTAGCAGTAGTGCCATCAGTTGTAACTACAATACGACCAGAACTCCCATCTTGCTCAGGTGTTCCTGAAACATGATTAAATGTAACATTAGCATTTCCATAACCATCATTGTGAGTTAATGCAACACCACCATTTCCTAAACCAGCAATAATATAGTTATTACTAGCTATTTGACCATTTACTTCAAGTTTATAGTCAGGAGCTGTTACGCCAATACCAACTTTGTTATTTGCAGCATCTGCATAAATTAAATTTGTATCAACATAAAAATCTATATTGGTTTGTGTATGAACACCAGTATTATCTACTTGTAAATATGCAGAACTAGCATAATTTATATCAACACCACCAGTACTATCATAAATAGTTATACCATTATTTTGTTGGGAATTATTTATTGTCCAATCACCAGATGATTCTGTAAATGTTAAATGATCAGCACCACTTGTTAATTCTAATGTATCTGATTTTAATAACCCACTAAAAGTACCAGTAGTACCTTCTATATTAGCTACAAGAGTACCAATTGTATATCCACTAGCTGATGTATCAACAGTTGTTGTTGGCTCAACAGTAGTGCCTATAAATAGCTTAAACTTATCATCACTAGCATCATTGAAAAAACCTTTATATTTTGTACCAGTTGCTACATATTTACCGAACAAACCAATATCTAAAGTGTTAGCTGTATTATCTTTTGCTAATTTTATTATTGGATCTTCAACTGCAAGATCTTGTACATTCAAATATGTAAGTGTACCATTTACTGTAAGATTACCAGATACTATTAAATTACCACCAATTTTAGCATTACCACTTGTATGAAACTGATAAGCTGGTGAAATACCAATACCTAATCTAGTTCCAGATAAATATAAAGGTGAATCGTTACCTAAACCATCACTTAAAAGTTTTGGAGTTGCTGTTAAGTTTGAATTGTCTCCAATTTTGATTATTGCATTATAAGTATCTTGAACCCTTAAACCAGTATATGATGTTGCCATAAAATGTTTTTTACAAATTTAAGCAATTTCGATTACCTTTGTTTCCCTTGACCTCGATACTTTTTTTTGTAACCTTTTTGACCTTTTGATGCATTCTTTGAGTGAATACCTGGTCGCTTCTTTTTTTGTTTAGCTCTATATATTTGAACTATATTTTTTGCCATTATTTCTTAAATATACTCGTTGCTTTTTCTGTTGTTCTACCACCAAAGTAAGCTAACACTACTGCCATCATCACCTTTTCAAATGTATCATTCCAAGTTTCGCCAATATGAAATGGCACACTTTCAATGCTATCTAATATACCAGCTAAAGAAAAAACCACTATACACCAAACTAAAACTAATGGTCGCACATTCTTTGAAAGCCATGAATCGCTAATTGAATCAGCTTTCCATCTACTAGTAATAGATTCTATTTCTTTATTTTGTTGATCATAAATTAGTTGCTGTAATCTAATTTTATCTTCATTAGATATTTTTGCCTTACCAATTTGTGCCAATGCTTCTTTTGGTGAGCTAACACCATTTAAAACTTTACCTAGTGTTGGATTTATCATTGATGCAGCACCAAATAATAATTTACCAACTGTTGTCTCTTTGAATTTCTTTTTATCGCTCATAACTGTAAAATCTAAAATGTAAACCAAATAAAACTAAATAAACATTTAATTCAGAAAATTGACTTTCATCATCATATGGATAATAAGCAAATCCTAATAATAAGCCATTGCTTAAAGTTTCCATTATTCCAAATTGAAATTTATTCATTAGTTATATCTATATATTTTGTTTTGCCATTTTCCTTTATAGCTTTCAAACATCTTTTTCTGTTAGAATCAGCATCTACATAACTTACATGAATCCAAGATGCATTTCCATTTTCATCTGGGAACTCAAATATTAATTGATCGAAATCTAAATTTTGTTTTATGTATTTATACATATCATTGTTGCTCATATAACCATAATTGTCATCAATATCAATAGCTCTGCCTTGACAATGTTGAGATGTGCTTGAACCACCAATTGCTTTATTTAAATCCTCACATCTGAAAAAAGAATTAATCTTTATAGCACCACCAACAGCTTTTCTAAGTGGCTCAAATACGTTTTTAGCAATGATCTCCATATTTTGGAGCTGATACTCATTTGGTGTATTATCTATGCCTAAACGTAATGCTGTAACACTTCTTGTAGCTTCTTTGTACGATATGTGTTCGCTTATTTTCATTTATTAATTTGTTGATGTTCTTTTGTATAATCCTCTTTGCTTATTTATAACTTCTTGAACATCATATGGATCAACTTTTAACTTTAAAGATATATCAGCATTCCAAACATAAACTGGTCGCCCATTTTTCATTAATATTAATGTTGGTACTGCTTTTATGTTTTGTTTTATTGAGGGAGCTTGATCTTCTAAATAACCATATTGAATTTTAACACCATTTAAATCTTTAACATACTTGTAGTTATTTTTTTGATTCCATTTGGCATTAATGTGTATAATTGTTAAATCTTGTGCATTACTTGTTACAAATGCAAAGAACACAATTAGGGCAACTAATTTTTTCATTTTTGTATAATTTCATATAGCTTTTCATCTATTTTATCTAGTTTATTTGAGTTTTCTTGAACTTGCTCAGCAGTATTTTCAATAGTTTCTCTAATTAATTGATCCTTTAAGTCATACTCAGTTCTTGATATGCTTGGCTCTGGCAATTGCTTTGCTAATTCAATTTCAGCATTTAATGTGAAATACATACCAGCTAAAGATATTGCTCCAGCTACAATAATTCCAATTGTCTTTAGATCTAGTGTTAACTCTGTATTTTCAGATACTTTACTCATTTTTTAATTTAATTTAATTGTTCAACTCTATTTGATAATTCTATAACACCTTTAAAGTAAGTTCCACCATCTGTATCCTCTTGACTATAATTAACACTTTCGACATTACATCCATATACTTTAAAATTATCACTAGACAAATCGAAATATCCACTTGTTCTAGTTCTTAGCAAAGATAAGCAAGTATTTACTAACTGATTTGCAACTAAATCACCACCAGAATCGCCTTGATATTTAGTAACAACTTCTACCCTTGTAATGACTTCACTAGTGAATGATTGTTGGTTTTGGTCAATCTCATTTGTAGCAACACTATACACCCAAATGTATGGGGGATCAAAACTCCTGGACACCCTATTTGTAACTTGTACTGGTTGACCACTTATGCTTTGAGTGCCTATGGCTTCAATTATAGCTTTTCTTATATATTGCATTGGCTCTCTCATCTTATTTTTCTATTTAGTTTTGATTCTAATTTTTTAACAAAATTTCTAAATACAACCCTAGCTGGATTAAAGAAATATGGTTGTGGTTTTTGTTTGCTAGTTCCATACTCAACATAACTTGAATATTCCATTTCAGATACAATAGCAACACCACTTCCCTCTTTACTATAATTTATGGCAGCTTTTAATGCACCAGTATCAACTGGAGCTTTTAACTTTTGTTCTTTTACAATATTTGCACTTGCTCTAGCAATATCAACTTGATCAGCATTTTTTACAACAATATCTAAGTCAGTCAATATTTTATTGACATTATTTAAATCAGCTTTATTAAATTTTAATTTACTTTTCATTATGAAAAACTTACAGCTTCTATTGTTGTATAAAAATCTGGTGTACTTTCAAACAAATTTATAATTCTATATTTATTTGAGTTGCCATCTATTTGTAAATAATATTCAAAGTAATTACTTGGATTGTCAAGTGCTTTATCTCTAAATATTAATTTTATTTTTTTTTCTTGTTTTCTGCTACCATTTTCTGTTTTCATTTCGCCACTTACATATTCAACATTTGCCCACAAAGTAGTAAGCAAACTAGGTGAAGATGTAAAACCACCATACCCATCAGCACTTTGGTTTAATCTATATATACCAATCCTAGTGTCTAATTTTCCAGCATCCATTATAAAAACATTGATTTATATGAGTTTAAAATATCTCTAACATTTGTTGGAACTTCAGCTATGTTTTTACCAATAATAAAATCAGCTCTATTGTCATAATAAGTTGATACCAACTGCATTATAGCTTGTTCTAATAAAGAATCATCTAAACCACTTGTTACATATGTAACTTTTACTTTGTCGGCAAATCCCCCATCAAGTTCAATAGTTTCATTGTCTAAACCAAGTACAGTATAATCAATAGCAGTTCCATCACTTGTAATACTTGATATACTTGCAACTGGAGCAAAAGGCAAATCAAATGTGCCATTAGTTTCTGGAATATAGTAAGTTCTATTTTTTGCTACAATGTCCCTAGATATATAATTCTCACACCAAATTCTAGCTTGTGTAATCATTCTAGCAATTATATTATCATCAGCTGATGTGCTAACTCTGATATAATCTTTTGCAGTAGCAGTCAATACAATCTCAGATCCAGTAGTGGAATTAATCTTTATTTGTCTCATCTTTAGTTTGTTTAGAATCAATCTTTAGTTCTTTAGTTTCTTTTTTAATTTTCTTTTCCTTTTTTACGATTAATTCACCCCAACCCATTTTGATCCATTTGTCGATTTTGTGATCTTCAATATCCATAATATCCCCCTCTTTATAAATTTGACCACCTTTTTTGATTTGAGTTAATAATTTAATTTTCATAACTAATATTTTTATGTAAAGATAAAAAAAAAGTGCCACTAGTTTTTAAGTAGCAGCACCTTAACTTATTTATGAAATCAATGCAAAGTTATTGAAATTATTTTTATACTTACCATTAATATTAATCTTTAAGCTAGTTTGCCCTAGATTTGGTATTATAAAAAAGCCATTATTAGATTCATCATATAATGCAAAATAGTCAACATACTTTTTTTCATAAGATGGTAAACCAGTTCGCCTAAGAGTTATTTGCATACTGTTGCCTCGCCTTAATCTATCTTTTCCTAAATACTTAACTTGAATTTTAAACATCTTGCCATCCTTTTCAAGTATGCAGTCGTAGTAACTAGAGTTCATTAATGGAGTACAAACATTGTAACCTAAAGAGATGGCAGTTGCTGCAAAGTGATATTCAGCAAAGCACCCTTTTTGGTTATGTGTCATTTACTAAAAATAAAAAAAAACCAGCTGAATTAACAACTGGCTTTTTCACAATCACAAATTAAAACAAAACAAAAACTATAAATTACAATGGGTGTGATTGTATTATTTGTCTTATAGCATCCATATGTTTAAACACTCTAAGTTTTTTTATTGCTGGTAAATTATCCCATGCTTTCCTTTCAATAGAACTAGCTATTATTGTGTCGGTGTCTAATATGACTAATTTATTATCTCCCTTGTTCATGATTATTGTTTGCTAATACTGATATACCTAAAATACCTAATATAATGGCTGTTAACAAGTCGTTTGACATTTCTATTGCCCTAAACATTAAAAAGAACAAAAGGATTGCTAAAAAGTGCTTTAAATAGTTTCTATTCATTTTTAAATAAATCTTTTTGGACATTTGCCATTATACCAAATAAGTTGTTGAGCTTTTGTTTTTCAGATCTTTCAAATCTGCCTTGCTCTTTTGCTTTTTTTATTGTGTGATTAAATCTTGCTTTTGAACTCATAATTTTTCTTTTAATTTAGGGGGTGACTGTTGGCTCTCTTGCTCCGTTGTAGTGGTTAAAAGTTGTACACCTTATAGCTATCCACTATGATTTCTTTGTACACCCCCTGTTGTTAAATTAATTTTTATACCAATTTATTATCTCATTACTTTTAGTTATACCTAACTCTTTATTTAATTGTCTTTGCTCTTTAGTATCAAGATATGTTCTTGAAACTGGCTGTTTCCAGTCAACACTAGAATAAAGAATCCTATCATGCTCTAGCCAATTTTTACTAAACTTAACTGCTAGATCATTTAGTGTATTATCAATAACATAATCAGTTACTGGTTGCCATGCCAAACATAATTCATCTGTCATATCATTCATAGCTAATTTAAAAGCATCTTTTAATTTTAAGTTCTTATAATTCATATATCTAGCATTAAGATTAAACATAAAGTATATAGCACCACATGGATTGCTATCAACCACTTCCAGTTGTCTGGATCTTGTTTTAAGAATTTTTTATACATATCAAACATATCTAAGTTTTTTAATTTATGCTCCAAGATTTGACTGCTTTTTTTCTAAAATTTGCCCAATAATTATATTTTTTGTTACAAGCATATAATGCCTCTAACAATGTGTCATAACCTTTATTTTCATAAACCTCATGCATTACACCATTAACACATCTTGATACTCTATACAATCTTTTTGCTGTATGATAAAAAGGTTCAAAAGAAATATTTTCATTTCTCCAGTTTTTAAAAGTTTTAATTTCATCTAAATAATTTTCCATTGTAATAATTTTTTGTTTACACAAATATATAAAAGAATATTTTAAAAATCAAAATATATTTTGTTTTATTTTTAATTTATTTGAGTTTACCCCATAAAAAAAGGGGTAATAAATACCCCTTTAATTATAATAAAAGTAATTATTATGGAGTTTCTAAAGCTGCTTTTGCAGTTGAGAATGATCCATTTACGAATGCATTTGGCAAGTAGTTTGTCAATGCTATTCTTTCGCTTACTCTTACAGTTACGAAACCATCTCTTACGTTTGTTCCATCTTCTCTAAAGAACTCAACATTTACGTTGTCTCTTATCCAAAGTTGTGAACCAACATTAAAGTTACCACATAAGAATGATCCAGCTGAAATCGCATTATTGATTATAACTGGCACTCCCATAAAGTTTGGTTGTAACCCAGAATACACTTGATCTTTTAGATAGTTGTTTTGGCTATCTTTTAATAATAAGATTTTGTGGAAATCTGTTGGGTGTAATAGTATGTAACTAGCTTGGTAGTTAGATAAAGCTAATTGGTTTAAAGATGCAACAAGTACATCAAACTCATTAGCTGATTCTACTGATTGATAGAATTGACCACCAGAAGATGTGTCAAAGTCAGCAGCATCTGTAATAATACCAGATAAATTAGGTGCAGTTCCATTTCCAGATAAAATTTGAGTATCCTCAACATTTAATAATTTTTCTGGTGCTCTAGCTGAAATATAGCTAGTAAGCTGTGGAGTATCTGCCAACATTTCTTCAGAAATTCTAAAGTATGTTCCAATTTTTCTAACATTGCTGTCAGATGCAGTCATGTCGAAATCAGATTGTCCTAAAGTAGAACCCTCAGCAGCAGTTGCTGCTCCATTTGAATATCCTGATTCTTTTACGAATCTTACAACATCAGAGCTAGTTGATCCTTGTGGGATTAATTGTCTAATGTGTACTGGTCGAGTAGGATCAAATTTGTATCCTGGTACTCTATCAGCTGGGATAACTTCGCCAGTAAAGTCAGCACCAACAGTCATGTCAGCTTTAACTTCAAAAGATGCAGATCTTGAGTTCCCTTTTACAAGGTTTTCAATAGCACCCTCATTTATTGACTTAACTAAGCCACCTTTGAAAGTTAGATTTTCATTAGCTTTTGCTTCAAAGTGTTTTTTGTTAGCAACTTCCATTTCATCTAATCTCTCATTAAATTTGTTAGCAAGGTTAGAAATTTCGCTTTTTAGCATTTCATCTGCCTTACCAGTAGCACTTTCTAGTGCTTGTCCATGAGCTTTTTCCAATTTAGCATCTATAAGATCCCCAATTTGGTCAAGCTGTTTTTTTACATTTTCTTCCATTTTAGTAAGAATTATTTAAGATTATTTAACAAGTATTTATAAACATCAATCTCATGGTTTTTTTCTGTCGGCTCAGTAGTTTCCTCAACTGGCTGAGTGGCATTGATGAAATATGTTTTGAGTTTGATAATTTCGGATTCTAGAGCATATCCCATATCTTCTGAGATATTGCCTTTTCTAAGTAGCTTACAAATATTATCATATCTTTTGTAAACTTGATCAATATTAGTTGTGCCTTTGACATCTAATATCTTAGCTTGATCATTTGCTGCTAAAGTAACAGCACTAATTTCATATAGTTTAACTTCTTTTATTTCTCTATAATCACCTTTTTCTTCTTTAACTATTGGCATTATACCAACAGAGTTTTCAGTAATTACACCAGCTTTCATAAGTTCGATAACATCTGTTCCAAGTTGTGTTTTAGGCACTTCAGCAACAAATACTAAACCTTTGTCATCTTCATATAACTCTTTCATTTTACCTATTGGTTGCATCATATCATGTTGATATAAATACTTAACCCTTGAACCATTTTCTTGTATTGTCTTTTGATATGCTCCTTTTCTAATGATGTCTTGGTCGCTATCTTTATTATCAAAGTAAGAACCATAACCTTTTACGATACCATTCTTTTCATCAAAATCAGAAATAATGTCGCCTAAAGGAGCTGCTTTATAAATAAATTCCATATACATATATTTTTTGTAAAATTACTAAAATAATTTTTAATCCTTTGTTAGCTCATTGATTGCTAAACCAACACCAATATTAAATAGTAGATTACTTGATGAGCTGGGTTGATTTGATTGATCTGGATAATAAATAACTGAACATCTACAATTTACCACATTTCTAGCTGAACCCTCTCCTGGTCGCATCATAGCTTCGCCACCTACAATAAAAGAATCTTTGTGTTTTACCTTTTGCCCATTAGCAACAGCATGCCATTCTCTCTCTCTGCCATCTAATGATGTTGACCATTCTTTAATCAAGTTTTCACCAGGAAAAACAGTTAAGGCACTTTGCTCAACTCCATAGTTTGCAGCTCTAGTAGTTTCTGTTCTAACTAATCTTTGTGCTTGATACCTTGAATATTTAGTAAATTGTTTTTTTAGTATTCTAGCTTTTGCATCATAACCTAAACCCATAAACTCAGGATCAGCAAATAATCTTTGTGTTATTTTAATTAATGTTTTTTTTGCAGTACCACTTACTAAAACAACATTTGTTGCTGCTACTTGTTTAGCATATAACCCAAATGCAGCTTGCCATTGAGTTACATACTCTTTACTATCAATACCTTTTTTTATGTATTTGTCAAAAGTTTTAGCATACCACTTAGCAAAATGCATTGATGTATCTTGGTACAACTCATTATATAGTTTGTCAAAAAAATCTACTGTAAATAAATATTGGTAGTTAGTATTGCCAGTTTCTAAAACATTGTCAACTCCTTTGTTATACTCTTTTTGATAATACTTAGTAAATCTTGAGATATTTCTTTTTTCGGTTATTCTCCTTTGTTTTTCAAAAGCATCTCTCCATTTTCCATTACTCATCTCTAATTTGTTTGATTTTCTTTATTGCCCAGTTTACACCAGATGTACCACCCCATAAGTTCCAAGCTACATAACCTCTGTCTTTCCAGGGAGTATCTTTATATTGTGGATCAATGGTTGCATTCTCTCTGTGTCTATTAAATTGTGCCATTCTAGCTATTGTAGATTCAGATAATTTTTCTCTATTTGCTAATTGACTTGCTCTTTTCCAACCAACCTCAGTACCACCTCTAACTTCATCTCGACCATGCTTTTCTCTCCATTCAATCATTCTTTTAGCATTATTAGATGCTGATTGTGGATAGTCATTATAAGTTGCTTTAATTTCAATTTCTGTAAACATTTCTTTTTTAGAACTCATTGGATGTCCCTCTGGCAATAAATCAGTATCATGTTTACCACCTCTATATTTGCCATTCTTTAATGCATATAAAAATGAATTAACTCTAGCCATTGCCCATTGATCGGCACTAGATACATTTGGTCGTACACTACTAGGATTTGTGTTATAAGCACCAACACCTCTTTTAAATACAGCTTTTAGAGTGCCTAAACTAGTTTTTTTTGATGCTGCCTCAACTGATGAATTATGATCTTCTACTTTTTTTTTTAATGCCTTTTCGGTTCTAGCAGAAACCTCAGCTTTTAAAAACATCTTTTCAACTTCTTCATCACTTTGTGCTGGTTGTGGATCTTCAATATCAATATCAGTTCCAGATGTTGGAATTAAGTTAGCTGGTATGTAGTATTCATTAAGTATTTCATTTTCCTCATCAGTACCATAAGACATTGCAGCTCTCTTTTCATTTGGAGTTAACCACCATGCTTGAGACATTTGATTTACAACCTTTTCGGTTTCCTCTTGTAATTCTGGTATTGAACTATAATCAAACTCAATACATAATTTTTCACCATACTTAGGTGCTAACCATCTGTTTAGCTCATCAGCTATCTTATTTAACTCAGGAATAACACAATTTTGATATAATGCTTTTTTAGCTTCTTTTACGTTATTAAACGTACTTGATTCTGTATTATTTAAAAGTGATACTGGAACATTATATATGTTACAAAGATCTTTTATAGATGCATTGTATTGTTCAATTAAACTAACATCACTTGCATTTAATCCAAAGTTTACCCAAGACAATTTCTTTGGTGTTATAATTATATCACCAGCATTATCAGCACCTTGAAAGTTTTTTCTAAACTTGTCTTTTAATTGTTGTGCTTGAACTTCATTAAGATCACCCTCATCACTCATAAGCACACCTCTAGCTGTTTGGTTTTGTAAATACTTAACACCAGTTTGTACAGCTTCATTATTTGTTGTCATTGATCTTAAACCAGCTCTAAGTGGTGATTGACCATAAAGATGTGAACCAGATCCATCATAGTAAGGATTAAAATCTTTTATGTGGCATATACAATCAGCTGGCATTTTATATTGACCATTATATTCAATTGCATATTCTTTTACTGGTTGCATAATACCACCAGAAATAATCTCAACTATTTGACTAGGCAAAACATACAGTTCTTTGTATTTACCAGCACCATTGCCAGTTTCTGGAGCAATACCATATATGTATCTGTTACCAGTTAATTTACCAAATGCAATAAGTTCAGTAATCCAAGATGCATAAGATTGAGCTGGGTTTGGTCGATCTAGTAATTTATGTAGTTCAGTATCTTCTAACTCAACCAATGCTTTCTTTTTTAAGAAATCAGCTTTGTGTAATACAGTTGTATCAAATGTACCATTAGTCATTGATTTATACCTTTTGTAATCATTGTCATTTACCTTTTCATAAACTTGAAATGGTATAGATGATGCTGCTTTTGCTATGATATTTACTAACGAATATACAGTTGCATTTTTTCTGTATCCCTCATTAATGTAAGTTGTGTCGTTTTCTGGATTCCAAACTATGCTTTCTCCTAGCCAGTTATAAATAGCTTTGTTATATTCTTGTGCTGTTTGTTGAGCATTTTTGGTCAATAGGTTTCTGAATCGGTCAAAGAATGATGCCATTAAAATAAAATTTTATGTAAAAATACAAAATAATAAATTCTTTTATTATACAACAAAAAAGTCATTACGATTTCGCCACCTTGAATAAACACAATAACGAATACTATCTAATAAGTGATCTTGTTGGTTTGCTTTTGGTTTGTTAATTATTGTGCCATCTTTTAGCTCATCATAAATGTAGCTTTGTTGTTCTTTTAAAATATTTATTGATTCCTCGCTAACATATATATCAAATTCTTTTAGTAATGATATACCAGCATTAATAGAACCTTGACCTTTTACAGCTGGTTTTGCCCATACTGACATTTGCCTTAGTTCTTCAATACTTTTTGGCTCAGCACTATCACAATACATTAACATATCATTCAGCTTTTGTTCTTTAATAAAGTTTGCAATATCTCGGTTTGTCATTCCTTTTTTATACATTAATTCATGTATGTATAATTTATCATTGTGCCTACCAACTTTTACAATAGCTAAATTGTCTTGGCTAAATCCAAAATCACATCCCAGCACTTCATCATCTATTTGTGGAAAATCTTTATATGGAATATAATTCCAGTTTTTAAATATTTGCTTTTCACTAAATACTGCTCTTTGTCCCTCACCATATACTCGCCAATAGTCAGGATCTCGTTCTTTAATCCTTTCAATTTCATCAATTAATTCTTTAGGCAAAAACTTATTGTCTTTGTATGTTGAGATAAATAAGTTAGCATCATCCCTTTCAGCTAAGTCATAAAGATAATGTACTGGATCAGATGGGTTAAAATCAATTAATATCTTTTTCCTGGTTCGCATTACTAATTGCTGATAATCTTCAAAAAACAATTCATTACCCTCATTAATCCATAATATATCTCTAGCAGATCCCCTAATCTTTTGTGCATCATCAGCACTAAACATTTCTAGTGTATGCCCATTAAATTCAAATGTATTTTCTGATTTGTTATGTATGCCATTCCAATATATACCCAATTCTTTAGATATATGTAAAAAATCTCTTAGAACTGATCTTTTAAGTGCTGGGAGTGTTTTTCTAACTATGCTTATTGTTAGTGGCTCTTTTTCAGTAGTCATTACATACAAACAATATTGCATCAAGCTCCAACTTTTCCCACTTCGCGTTCCCCCTTGCCAAATATTTAATCTGGCTTTGGTATTTACAGCTTCATAAAATTGTTTGTTACAATACTCTTTTATTCTTTTTCTTTGGCTGGTGTCCATTCAATTAGTTTGCTTTCAATAGAGCTATCATGTTGTATCTCTTGTCTTTCAACATAACCTCTTTTTTTCCCTTTTGTTTTTAGTAGAAATATTGTTGCAGTTGTATTTCCCTCTTGTATTTGCTTATGTAATTGGCTTTCAGCAAAATCTAATGTAATATCCTCAATGGATTTAACTTCTGCTGCATACTTAGGATCTTTCTTTAACCAATTATAATGTGTTTGCCTATCAATGCCAACTTGCTTACAAGCTGTTGTAACAACTGATAAACTTTTTTCCAATGCTTTGAGCATTAATCTTTTTTTATGTGTCGAAACTTGTCTATTTGCCATTTAACAAAATTACATAAAAAAAAGGGAGTTGTAAAACCCCCTTTAATTACCTAATGCCAATAGCTCCCACCTGGCTTCTTACGTTAGGTTTTATTTTATTGCATCATAAACTTTTTCCATGTCACAATCATCTATTTGATTGCCTTCGTAATTATCTCTACAAAAATAACTTCCAAAGAAAAATGCTGGTTTTTCTGGTGAAAACCATGTATCGCCTTGAATTAAATCCTCAATAAAAACTTTCTTTTTAACCAAACTACTTAAAACACCTCTTAATTTTTTTGTAGGTATTTTTGATTCTTGAGATAGCTCAATTGCTTCTACTGCATAATAAGTAACTGCTTGATGCATTTGTGCATCTAAATTATTAGATGAACCTTTTATAATGTTACACCATGCTCTAATAACTTGTTTTTCTAATTCTGTAAATTTTGTAAATTTTTTAGTAATTGTACTCATAATTGTAATTTTTAATTTATATAATTTGTTTTATTTACTTCAAATATACAAATATTTTTTTAATTACAAAATATTTTTTTAATTATTTATACTTTTTTCCATTTATTTTAACTTTTAGATCTGGATCTAGTTTTAACATTCTATCTATAATTACTTGACAATACTTTGGATCAAGTTCAATACCATAACATATTTTATTTAATTGATGTGCTGCAACCATAGTTGAACCAGAACCTAAAAAAATATCTAAAATTGGTTTATTATCGTTAATTAAATTTATACACCACTCTATAACTTTTACTGGCTTCATTGTTGGATGTATTTTTTTTTCACCACCCCAATGATGTGATAAAATTCTAGTGTTTTTACCTAAATTACTCCATGCTAATTCAAATTCACTAAAACTTAAATTATCATTTTTTTTGTGCCAACACAACCAGTCGTTGTTGATTTCTAATTTGTCTGCAAAATAGTTGCCACCCCAAATTATAGCTTTTTCAACATAATTTAAAACACCATAAAAATCTAAAATTTCTTTGTCCCAATTTTGTCCTCTATAAAATTCTTTTTTACCAGAACCAAGTGTTTGATTATTTGCATTAATACCATATGGAGGATCTGTTATTAAATGAAATTTTTTATCTTGGATAAGTTTTTTAATAATAAATGTGTCTGTACTATCACCACACAATAACCTATGTTCGCCTATCTCAATTAAATCACCTAAAACAACATCAACTTTCATTTGTTCTGGTTCAGTATAATCATCTTCTTCAGCATCAAGTTGTATTTCATCAAACTCTGGTAAATCTAAACCCCATTCATTTAATTTTTTTGTGTCCCATTCATTAGCTAATATATCCCAATCCCAATCACCAAAACCAACATTATCTTTAATAATAAATTCTTGTTTTTGTTCTTCTGTCCAACCATTAGCTTGATGTATATAAACCTCAAATAAACCAGCTGATTTACATGCTTTTAATCTCATATTGCCACCAAGTACAATCATATTTTCATCAACTACAATTGGTCGTTTTTCCAACATTTCTGGAAACTCTTTAATTGATTTTACTAATTTTTTAAACTTAGAATCAACAACATATCTTGGATTATTTGGATTCTCTTTGATTTCTTTAATGTTTACTTTTTTAATCATGTTTGCTTTTTTTATTGTACAAATATAAATACAAATCCCATATTTTATCACTTGCATCTTTTTGATATGCATAGGTTTTAGGAGATCTAATTAATTGACCATCATCATTTATTTCAACATAGCATTTTTTTTTGCCCTTAATGGGAACTATGTAAACCTTTATATTGTTTTTTAAACACCAGGATTGTGCTTTTAAGTATTTATTCATTCTGTGCCAGATATTATGTCTTTTTTACTAGAATCTTCAACAAGCATAGCAAAACCTAAAAATAAATAATTTAAAGCATCTGCATATCTACTATCAATTGGCTCAGCTTGATGCATATGTGGATCACCAGCATGGCTTAAAATAGCTTGTATGTGCTTATTAAAAAATACTGCCCAAACTTCCATAGGGGTTATGCCTATACTTTCAGCAGTTGATTTAAAGTTGTGTAATACATCAACACTTTTGTTTGTATATTCTGGTTGTTTTGCATCCATTATATCCAATGCCTTTTCTAAAATGTATTTTTTTGTTTCAATAAATTCTTTTTGATTCATAATTTCATTCTTATTTGATTATTATTATTAATTCTTTTTTTTGCTACTTCAAAAGTTTCTTTGTTTAATTCACTACCAAAATAATTAGCATTTAAATTTTTAACACAAACACCAAAAGTTCCTGATCCCATAAAGCCATCCCAAACATTATCATTTTCGTTTACAAGCCATTCTAAAATTGGCATAATAAGTTTTATAGGTTTACCCCAAACACCTAATGTTTTATTTACATTTCTAGGAACTTCAATAACACTATTGAGCATTTTTCTTTGTTTTGGTATATATAATCTATCGCCTAAGTTTTTATCAGTACCTATACAACCTTTGCCCTTTTTTATTGGTTTTCTATCGTTATTATATTCACCAGTATATGCATTGTTTTTTAAATCACCATAAATTAAAATATGCTCATGTGTATGTCTAGGCATATTATGACTAACCCATCTGCCATCCTTAAAAAACCAAATCATTTCAAATTTGGGGTTTCCAAACAGCTCTTGAACATAATGTCTATTTTGAAAATTAGTAAAACAAACATAATTTTTTGCTTTTGGTATAAAAGTAATTGTATTCCAAATATTAAATGGAGGATCAAATAAGCACAAATCAAACTCACCTTTATTTTCTTTATAATCAGTATTTAGTAATTTAATCATTAAAATGGTACATTATCTTTTATTACTTGTATTTTCTTTTCGCCTTGAAATATCTCTTTATAGATACCCCCATTATCAAAATCTGGAGCTATCTCAAAATCGCCTAATTGTCCATTCTCTTTTCTTTTAACCTTTTCCACATGAACTCTAACAACATCACTTTTATATTTTGTTTTTTGCCCTATGCATCTATAAGCAATTAAGCCATTATATGCCTTGTTAAAGAAATCAGCACTACCTGAAATGTCATAAAGAGTAGGTTTTTTATATACACCACCCTCACTTTCAATTTTTCTAGGATGTGCTACTAAAAATAAATGAGTATTTGTTTGTTGACAAAATTGTGTTATTTGACTTAGTATTTTGCCTATATAACTATGATCTCTTTGAGCTGAATGGTCAAGCATATTCCAAGGATCTATAACACATACATTTATACCTTTTTGAAATACAAGCTCCCTAAATGCATTTAAAATGCCTTTTAAGGTTAGATTTTCTAAATCAATTTTAATCCAAAAGAAATGATCTTCAATAAAATCTTTAGTATTATTTAAATCTTCACTATTGCAATTTTTTTGATTTAATTTATTAGCTATTCTTTTAATATGTCCCTCATAAGGAAAACTCTCAGGTGAAAACATTGCACATCTAAAGTCATGTTCTAATGCTACATTACATAGTATTTGATCTAAAATGTCAGATTTTCCAGAATTGGGTATGCCAGATAATACACTCCATTCCCCAAATGCTAACTTAAAGTAATTATCAGCTCCTGGTAAACCAATAGAATAATTAGTTATACCATTTTCATTGAAATTTAAAACATCTTGCCAGATATTATCTAAATTAAGTACACCCTCTAATGGAAAATCCTTAGCTTGTTTAATTATATTTCTAAGTGTCTCAGCTCCTTTTTCAATTAAAACTTCATTAGCATCTTTATAATCACCAAACTCAACATACTTACATCTATACTTCCCAAATCTTCTAGCTAGTTCATTTCTTAGTTGCAAACCAGCATCATCATTATCGGTGCAAAGTATAATCTCTTTTTTATCTTTAAAATATTGATAGCAATTATCTAAGTATTCTAATTTTTGTGAACCTTTACTAGCACCATTTGGAACACTACATACACTATACAACCCAGCTTCATGTAAACTTAATGCATCCATTTCGCCTTCAACTATATAGCATTTATCTAATTCTTTTATATTATCAATGCCATAAAATATAAGCTCAGCTCCAGAAACTAATTTAAAATTCTTTTCACCATCCCTATATTTTACATTAACAATTTCATTATTTCTGTAATAATTAAAATTAATACATCTTCTTTTAGCTTGTACTTGTGGCATATATTCAAGTGATTCACCAATTTTCCAATGAATTAAAGTTGGTTCAGTTATACCTCTATTGCCAAACCATTTAATTACTCTTTCGGCAATGTTGGAATTGACTTTAGGTGGTAAAACATATTCAACTTTTTTCTTAAACTTAATACCTACATTGCCACCCCATCCACAATGATGACAATTATATAACCCATCATCAATATTTACCGATAAACAATCATCTGATTTATTTTTTCTGGTATGTGAGCATTTTGGACATTTGGTTTTAACAGATCCATTTGATCTTTTTAGGTTAATACCAAGAGCCAACAAGTCATTATAGTGATTCATAAATAAAAATATTTTTTAAATATAGAAATTTATTTTAAATATTCAATAAGAAAATTAATTCTTTGTAACTTAATAAGTTCTTTTTTTCAATAACATAAGATTTTACTTTAGTCATTTTTTTATTACAATCTTGAAAAATGATATTGTTTAAACTAAAACCCTCAAAAGTATAGTTTGGATAATTACAAGTAAACAAAGCAAATATTTTACAATCAGTATTTGCATATTCTGGTATCATAAGTGGATGATCTTTTCTATTTACTTTAACATCAACACTATGCCCTAGCCATTGGTGATCATAGTCATCTGTTTTTAAAACCTTGCTAGTATTATGTATTTTAAAATCTGGATATAAATTGTTTTCTCTTGCAAATATAAACTCACCACCAAAACCAACTATGTTTAATTCTAGCATTGATTTTTCATTAACTGTTTTTAAACCATCCCAACCAGTTTTAATTTTATTATTATGCCTTTGCTCAGCTGATAGCTTTACAATAGCTTGTTCGTATTTATCAAGAGTATAAACTTTATTAATTATCACTAGATATAATTTTTTTTATTTGATTTATTTGATATTTATTTAATGTTTGTGATATATTAAATTCATTTAAATCACCCTTTTTAGTTTTAGCTCCCAATAATGTTTTTCCATTTTCCTGGTAAATAAAATATTTAATCAATCCTTTCACTCGCCACCAAAATTTTGGTTTGTTTGCATTGTCATAAGTTTCAATGTATTTGTGTACATACATAATCCCATTTTTATCTTTATTTCTAAGTTTTAATAAACTTAAAAAATGCACACCCCAAAACTCATGCTCTCTAATAAATTTAACTACTAACCAAAGTTTATGAAAATCAACTTTTTCAATTCTCTCTAATTTATCTAAACAACCTAACCACTTGTTTTTTTGGCTCTCATTTTGAGGTTGATATTTTTTTGGAAATAAGTTTATAAAATGAGGATAAACTTTTAAAACTAAATTACTATACATATTATTACTTTCTATATTATTATCATTGTATATATTAATATTACTTTGTGGTTCATTTTGAGGTTCTGGTTTAATCGGTTTCGGTTTTTGGGTTTTCGGTTTAGCTTTAAGTGTATAATTATAACCCTTAAATTTACCTTTGTCAGTAACCCTATCTCTAATAACAAAACCAGCATCAATTAGCTCATTTAATTTTCTAGCAATAGCACCTTTTGATTCTTTAAAATGATTACAAATAAATTGGATTGTTATTTCTTGTTCAGCTGTATGAGAAAATAAATAAGCATACAAACCAGTAGCACCAACTGAAATGCCTTTATGCCTAAATATATAGCTAGGTATAATAGTAAAGTGGTCAAACTTTTTAGGTTTTAAAATCTTATTGTATTTCATAAATAAGTCGCTAAGTAATAAAATTATTGTTTGTCAACCAAACCTTTAATTCCATCGCAAAATGTTTTCAGCTCTCTAAAAGTGTCAAAAAATTGATTGTAAGTTATATCGCCATCTTCATACATAAACCAAAGTAGTTCCATAAGCAGATCAAATTCTGCTTCACTTGCAACCCCTATAAACTTATAATCATATTTAAACCCATCTGAGCTAGATTGTGTCCATCTTACCTTTTGATTTTCTTCCTCAAAATATATTTTTTTTGATCTAGCCATTATTTGTTGTTAAAATATTTATCTATTATTTCAATGCATTCATCTAAATTATTACTCCAAACAGCCACCCAATTGTTGTTTTCAAGCTCTTTAAGCCACTTTTTTTGATTTGGTGTGGGTTTGTTATACCCAGCTTTTAATTCAATGGCTAATCCATTCTTGGTTTTGTTTGGTTCAAAAATCATTATGTCAGGAATACCAGGTTTAGTGCCTAAGTATTTCATTTTATATTGTTCAAAGGGAGTTCTTTTGCCCTCGTTAGCTACATGAGTAAATAATGTTTTTGGATATTTTAAACCTATATATCTCATAACTTGATTCTGCAATACATCTTCTTTACCTAAATACTTTGCAAATGGATTCCTTTTCATAAAGTTTTTTTACAAAATTAAAAAATATTTAGTCAGTATCAGCCATAATGTAAATAACTCGTTTCATTTCTTGATTTTCTTGAAAGATTTTTTTATACTTTCTATCTAGTTGTTGTAATCTAGTTTTTAAATGTTCGCATTGCATTAAATAAAAATTATGATCACTAACTAGCTTTTCAATGCTTTTGCCATTCTCTGTTTCTATATGGTTTTTCTTTGCCTCTTTCACAATTCTATTGTATAAATTACTCCGAACAACATCATGCTTAATAATATAAGGCAATTCTCTTAAACTATGCATAACAGTCGCATGATTCTTGTTAACCGATTTACCAATTTTTGCAAAGCTCATTTCACCAAATTTTCTACATAAATAATAATAACAAGATCTAGCAAATACATAATCAAACTCCCTAGTAAGTTTATCTATTTTAAGATTAGTATGTTTTTCAACTATCTCTCTGTATTTTTCGGTTTTAGTATTATAATATATATGATCCATCTTTGTCGTATTTATACCAATGATAACCTGGCATAATACCAGATTCTAAATAAAGTTTCCATTTTGAAAATGCTTGTTTGTAAGCATTCCTACCAAACTCAATAATTTCATCACTTAATGTATAAACCTCAACTGTGTAAGGATGAGTGGTCGTAACAGCGATAAATTTAAAGGTGTCAATTTTACAGATGTCCATATACCATGCTGCCTGTAAATGATAACCCCACTTATAAATATCTCTTTTAAATGCCTCTGGTGAGTTATCTTGGCAAGTTTTTACATCACTAATGAAATTAGATATTCTATTAATACAATCTGGTCGAACTCTTACATCAATACCCTCATATTGTGTATAGTGAGATAATTCAATTTCACCTTTACAATATTTTTGAGCTAACTCATGTTGTCTGAAATTGCCAAGAATAGATTTAATTATTTCATGTGTATCTGATTCTAAAATAATTTTTCCATCAGCTAATTTTAATTGCTTTTCATATTCCTCTTTTCCAGCTTTAGTTCTTTTGTTAATTTTTTCAATTACATGATAAATGTCATAAAAATCATCTGGC